CTGCACCTTTAAACGTTTCAATGCAGAAGTTAAATAGTTTTTCTAGTGGCCCTGCTCCAGATGCCCTACCACCAAATGTCTTTAATCTAGCACCAGCAGGACGTACCTCACTGACATCCCATGTAGGTATCTGACCAGAGTATAACATAGCAATTAGTTCTTTGAGAGACTTAGCCCACCCGATACGAGAGTCTCTTACCTTAATTACCGTGTCAGAATTAAACAGTTGTTCATTAACAGTGGGCAGTTTCTCTACATAATCTTTTTCAACAGAGAAGCCAACACCTGTGCCACACATAAGTACATACATGCATTCATCAAATGCTCTTGGTGTATCTACTGTCAGGTATGAACAGTTATAGCTAGGCACGTGACACACATCAAGTGGTGCACCTGCTGTCATCAACGCTCTCATACTAGGCATAACATTTAAGTCCTGTACTGCACTAGCTAATTTCTTGTGTGTATCGTCAGGCATGATGTAACCATACTTATCTTTTACATAGTTCTCAAGATAGTTAAAGTACCTCTCCACTGTCTCAAGCCAACCTTCACGCCTTTGCTCATCTTCTTTCCATCTGGCATAACGTGATAGGGCAATAAAATTTTGGTAGTCAGAACTTAAATAGTTATTTGTGTGCATGTCTATCTCTCCATAGTAATTTTTAATGATGATACCTCTAAGCCTCCTACATCATGGATGTATTCACGTAAGCCATCACCTATTTCAGATGCGACATCTCCATCAGAGGGCATAGGATACTCCTCCTTGTCAATGTCTAAGGTTATAAATACTTTTACTTTCATGTAAAAGATTCCGCTAAATCATTCACCTCATTCTTTTCAGTTTCTTCTATCAGTTTATTAAGATACCACTGTGCTTTCTTCAGATCCTCAACTGGTTTGTTCTTGTACTCATATCTCCATAGATACTTGATTACTGTGCCTTGCAGGTAATACTTGTACCCTGCATCAGTAGCTGCACCTATAGCATCTATACATTCTATACCACTTTTATTATAGTGCGGTGGACTATTTACCATATCAGCAAAAGGTAGTTCAGGTTCTGGTATAGTAAACGTGTTATCTCCCATTGTAAGTGTCTGCATTATGCTGATCCTTTCGTCTTAGTGTTAAAGGTTAAGTGTATTACATTACCATCTACACCAGTTACCTCTGCCTGAACAGGCTCAGTTATGTGTGTCTTTGGTAACGTGTCATTCTCGTAGTCTGTTACATAGTTACTTATATCACTTCTTAGTACTTCATCATACTCCATCATAGGTACAGAAGCACAAATCATTTTAGTCAAATGCATCAGCTTTGTAAAGTCCTCTCCTGTAAGTTTGTGTTTATCATCCCACATTATACATATATCTACATCACCATTCCATTGACCATCCACCATATGAGGACGTAATCGTATTGCAAAGTCATTGGGATCAAACTCAGGTGTCAATTCTTCTGTCATACGATTCTCCTCTTAGTTCCTGTAAAGGATATAAACTTCTTATGCTTATTTTTTCCTTTTTCTTTTGTCCATTCTTCAGGTATAACCCTGCTTGTATACAGAAAGCCATACTTATAACACCACTCTCCATATGTACTCTTCGCTCCTTTACGTAGCTTTCTTCTGCTGTTCTCAAAGACAAATCTTATATCCAGTTTAGGATGCTGTCTCTTAATTGTGAGATGCTTACGCCTATCAGCAGCAGTAAACATTCCCTTAGACTCTATGATTATACCATTATTAAGTACAAAATCAGGAGTATAGGTACGATAGGCTAGGTCTTCCCACTCTATCTTAAGGCTTTCATATGTAAACTTTACTTTTAAAACCTTAAGCTCATCTGCGAGTTTCTTCTCTAAGCCTGATCTGTACCCATACTTCCTTGCATGAGAGAACTTTGTGTAGTTCATCACGTGTTATGAAGCTCTTCCATGCCAGAATGAAAATGCACCAGAGCCTAGTTGATTTACACCATAGCCTAGTGTCTTTAGCTCCTCACGTATTGTAGAGTCTATGTCTTTCCTAGCCTCTAATGCAGCACGTAAAGAGGCTGTACGCTTCTCCTTGTACTCACGTTTCATTTCAGATAGCTGTGCTTCAGCTTCTCTGATTGCAGTTTCTAAATCTGCTAAGTCTGTGTCCATTCTTCTAACCCCTTTCTGTTTTCGTTCTTACCATATGCATCATAGTGATGCCTACCATCACGAAACTGTCCATTCTCTACAGCTTCCTTAACGTCTGGATTTGCCTCAAGATAACTCGCTTCAGGAAAATCAGTCATGCTCTACTCTCCTTCTCTATATGCACGTAAGGAACTATCTTAGGTTCCTTTGCACGTGACTTCAATGCTGGCAGTTCTTTCAACTCAGGCCAACAGGTTTTGCGGAAAGAACACCAGCCACACTCACTACCTAGTATTTTATTTCCTGTTAGCCTACCATTAAAGGTTTCATCTACTGCGTCAAAACATCTCTTGAACTCATTCTTATTAACAGTCTTGACTGTCTTGTTAATATGGTACATTTCTTCCATCATGTCAATGCCTTTAGCTGGTACATATTTAAAGCTACCATTTGCTTTATTAACTACCCACCAACCACCGGGCTTAAGACCTGATGCTGTAGCGTACCCTGCAAGTTGACCCACATAACCAAACGAGTCATGTGCTTTTAACGTAGCAAAGTCTTTGAACTTATTTCTGTAGGACCAATCGGATGCAGATTTAATATCATCTACAGCCCCATCAATCTCTATATCATAAGTGCCCTTAATCTTAGTGTCTTGTTCAGGTAGGTCTAGCTCTACTGTATCAGCATCTCCATATTCTACCTTCGCTTCAGTCAATAGTCCTTTGAATACTGCCTCTACTATATCTCCTAACATCATGTTCATTACAAAGTTACTGGGTAGGGGCTGTGCTTTCTCAGGCTGGTTCTTTTGAAACCAGAGTTGGCAAGAGGGTCTACCTATATTAGACATCCTCAAGCCGAACTCACCACGCTTGTTGCCCCCACCAAACTGACGAGCTAGTGCATCCATAACATCCTTACCAATACGTTGTATTGTATCGTCAGATAATACAGCCTTACCATTGGCTGCATCTGTCATGTACTGCGCTAGTGCCAGTTCAGCAGGATGATTCATTACGCTACTGCTTCATCTTCAAGGTCAACAAACTCATTCACTAAGTCTGCATCATCTGCCGACATCTTACGCTTGGACTTATCATTCCATGCAGTAGCAATGTACTCATTGTAACTATCTACCCACTCCATGAAGTCAGCAAAGGTAGACTGATCATCTGAAGTCAGGGCAATAGAATTGTCCATGTCAACAGATACTTCAGGGATATAGAAGCTACTACCATTTGGCAATGGCTTTTCTTCTGTGCCTATAGTTAGTGCATGTGAGATAGGCAGTAACCTCTGCTTGTTAAAGGCATTGTATGTGTCACCTAGTATCTTAAAGGCATCACGATTATCTATCTCCCATATGAAAGGTGTAGTACCTACCTTAGTTTCTGCACCTGATTCATCAACAGGATCAATGAGATCTGCTAGACCAAACACAACACGTGTTCTTTTAATCTGTCTAATTAGATCCTGCTGTGTGGTAGGCAGTGCCTTGAAGTCTTTAATCCAACCACTAGGCTTACCACAGTTGAACCCACCATCGTTGTCTTTGAGATCGACATACAAGGACTCACCCATGACAGTCTTGACAAAACGATTAGGTGTGTTGCCTGAACCTTTAATGAAACGCTTGTACATAAAGCGTTGTAAGAATGTACGTATCTTAATCTGTGGTGCGTACACAGTGCTACTGTCTGGTACTTCTAACTTGAAGTGTCCACCTGACACCACTTCCATGTTTACCTTCTTACCTTTTAGTTCAGTCTCACCCATGATAGCTGAATGAGCAATACGTAGTCTAGCTAGATTGCTAGTCTGCTTACTCTTGTTACCAGCATCTGCTGTGATGCCCATTGCTTTAGCCATTTCGTCATAGTTGTTTGTATCTACTGTTGTTATTGACATGTGTTATTCTCCTCACATAGTTTTTCAAAAGAGCATAGTTATACTACGCAACGTCCTTAATGTCAAGCCAATTATTACCTATTTTAGATTCTAATAATAAAGGTACATTAATATCAACACC